TATCAACGTTACTGTCTTCGTGAAATGAGTCAGAAGCAAAGAAAGAACTACACTCCATCATATCAGGGTGAACACCTCGCCAGACCTCAGAGTTTTTAACTATTGCTGACCTGCAAAATGAATCGCTATTTTGCTCCATGTGTTTAGCAACCATGTCGGCTGCTTCTGTATCTATTTCTGTTAGCTCTTTGTCAAAACGCTTTAGCTTCTCTAAGAAAACAATCGTTTCGCTTTTGGGTGAAAGAGTTTTTTTTGTGGTTTCCAAAGCGTCAGCGCCTACCAAAGCGCCAGCGCCCACCAAATGCTCAGCATCATAAGGACTAACTAGTTCCCATCTGCATCGTCTAGTTTCATCGGTTTCATCGTCGCTAATTTCTTCTTCTAAAAACAAAGGAGTCGAAGACGACTCTAAAGGCAAAAGAGTTGAAAAAGCTTTATCAGTTGTTTTTCTGTGTGGTCGTTTCCATTCAGCAGGAGAATGACCGTGCCATGAACAATTAATCAAAGCAAAACTTATAAATAAAATTATCATTTTAGCTCCCGTATCTGTTATAATTTATATCGTCTCTAAAAAATCTAGGCAGATCATTATTGCCATACATAGCCGCGGCTTTCTTCCTATCAAACTCTTCAGATGTTAGCCCTTTCTTTGTTTTATGAAGTGCAAGGCATAAATATCTTAGAGAGTCTGCGTAGTTGGATGCCCAATTATGTAAGGGTTTATTTAAATATATATTTTTAGAATCGTCAAATTGTTTGCGATAATTTTCTAACGCATCAATTAAGCTTTTACATTTTTCAGAATCTATCCAAAACTTAGAAAAGTTAGCCAATACGTTGTCAATACCGTCGATTATAGGCACCTGTTCAATTAACTTAAAACTGATACCTAACTGACGGGCTTTTTCGTATCTTGTTACTGCTCCACCGCCCCACTCTCTGACCTTAATATCATGAGGAGCAAAGTGATCGCCGTAGTTATATGGTTTATTTTGCAAAGTCTTAACGTAGTGATCTAATCCATGACCAGTACCACTGTAACAATCTATTATTCTAACAACGGTTGAATTATCTACCTGTTGCCAAAATATTATTGTTGTGGCGTCGTTAACCCCAATATCCCATGCGGTATAAACCAACAAATTAGGTTCCCAATTGATATGATTTATTTGGCCCCTTAGCTTTAGTTGATCCAAGGCTTGTCCGTAATATGAGCCACTTATGCCACGCTCAAAACTACATTCATATTCTTGTAAAAACAGCCCTTCATCCATTTGAGATCTCTCATTAGCTAAAACAGATTGAGAAATATGTTGAATCTCAGAAGCTTTATGAACTATAACTTTCCATTCTGGTAATTCCTGAGCAATTTTATACAAAGAAAAGAAATGATTTTTACCTCTAGGTGTCCCGTTAATAATACAAGTCCCACCATTAGCAGCTAAAATAGGTCTAATAAAATTAAATATATCAGGTGGCATCAAGCTGTATTCAGATAGAACTATAAAGATAGGGTTAGTACCAACTAAAGACGTGTTGTAGGAGTCGCCACCAATAACCTGAATAATGCTATCGTTCTTTAACTTTATTTTCATTTCGTTTTGGTTCATGGAAGCAATTAGTTCATGAGGTATAAAGTCGGTAAACTTAATACCATCAATAGTAATAGCATCCCAAATAGCTTTTCTACCTTGAGAATAAGTGGGTAGTACATAAAATACTAAACAAGTGGAAGTAATTGCTTTTCTTATTGCTAGGTTCCAGCAAAGTATATCTTTGCCTGCCCTTCTAGATGCTATATATAATAGCCTTTTGCATTTGCGTGATTGGATTAGATCCCAGATTTCTGACTGATACCAACGTAATTTAAATTTATCTAATTTAACTTGTACTTCAACGTTCATAGTTTACCTTTTAAGTTAAAAAAAAAATGTAATGATTAACATTACATCTTTTTGTTTTATAAAGGTATCAAGCAACAAGACCATTATGCAAATATTATATCATAAGTCTTACGTATTGCTATATTATGAAAATGTAAATAATTATTTTCACCCGAGGACACAGTTATGCTAACCAAACCAGTTGAAACGTTAGACAATAAAGATTATAGTGCCATAAAGAAAAAAATGGATTTAGACTATCAAAATAATAGTTCTATTTGGCAAACCTTTTGGACAGAAAGTAATATTGATGTTCGCTTAGAAGCTGGCGATGTCTCAGTAATGGGAGATCTACAGGCTGGAGCATTACCAACTAATCGAAACAACTTTTATTTTAATCGAGTCAGACCAATAATTAACATGGTTTCAGGTCACCAAAGAAGAAATAGAAAGTCTTCTATAGTAGTACCGCTTGAAAATGCTGATCAACAAACAGCTGATCAATTTACTAAAATTCTATTGGGAATATATAAGCGAGAAGGTGTTTACGAAACTATTTCTGATGCGTTTCATGGTGGTTTAATAACTGGTATGACATTATTGCATGTTTATATGGATTATACTACTGATCCTGTTAATGGCGATATTAAGTGTGACCCGTTATCATACAATGAATTCTTTATTGATCCTTATTTTAGAAAAACTGATCTTTCAGATTGTAACTTTGTATGGCGTAGATCTTATTTAACCCGTACAGAAGCAGCTGCTTTAATGCCTAATGAGTATGAAGCAATAATGGAACTGTCTATTAATCCAACAGGCACACCTAGAGATGGTAAGTTTCAGTATATGCCTGAGGCTACTGGTCAAACTCAAAGCAATAAAGTTTCTTATGATGAGTATTATTATCGTTCTTACAGGAAACAAAAGTTATTGATCGATAAGAACACTGGTGAATCTTTTGAAATAACTAAACAAACCGATCTAGATATTCAAGAGTTTTTAAACAACTATCCAGAAACTGAAGTCATAGAACAAAATGTTCCAACAGTTAGAATGGCAATTGTTATTCAAGACAAAGTCTTCTATGATGGTCCAAACAATTTAGGTATTGATACTTTTCCGTTTGTTCCAGTTTTAGCTTATTACAATAGCATGATGCCTTATTTTTATAACCGTATTCAAGGAATATGTAGGTCTTTAAGAGATCCGCAAGTATTACTTAACAGAAGGATATTGTTATCCGCAGACATGCTAGAAAGCCAAGTAAATTCTGGTTGGATTTTTAAAGAAAATGCTATTTTAGACGTAAAACATTTAATGCAGACAGGGCAGGGAAGAATTATTCCACTTAAAGAAGATGCCCAAATGTCTGACATTATGCCAATAGTGCCGCCACAAATACCGCCATCATTTTTTCAGCTACAAGAAACATTCTCACAAGAGTTAATGCTTGTATCTGGTGTTAATGAAGAACTTATGGGTTCAGCTATAGATGATAAGGCTGGTATACTTTCTGTTTTAAGACAAGGTGCGGGTCTAACTACTTTACAACCGCTTTTTGACAAACTTGATTATGCCCAGAACTTACTTGGTGCATTAATTATGAAAGTTATACAAAATAATTATACAGTTGGAAAAGTTAAAAACTTACTAGAAGGCCAAGACCCAGCACCACTTTTTTACAATAAAGCTTTTGGTAAATATCATTGCAATGTAGAAGCAGGATTAAACACAGAAACCCAAAAGCAAATGCAGTTTGCTCAAATGATACACTTGCGAGAAATGGGCGTGCCTATTCCTGATACTGCTTTATTAGAAGCAGCAACTATTCAAGATAAACCAAAAATAATAGCTGAAATAGTTAAACAAAAAGAACAAGCTACACAAATACAATTACAACAAGTCCAAGCTCAAATGGCTTTGGTTCAAGCTCAAACTGAACTTGCTAAAGCTAGAAGCTATGCTGACATGGGCTTAGGTGTTGAACGTGCTTCAAGGGTAGAAGAAAATAGAGCTTTAGCTATTCAAAAAATATCAGAAGCTAATAAAAATGATGAACAAGCAACTTTAGAAAAATTAAAAATTATTCAAGAGCTTGAAAATATGGATATTTCTCATTTAGAAAGATTATTAGCATTAGCTGCCTCTTTAAAAGAAAGAGAAAAAAATGAAGTTGCTTCTTTACCTACCAATAGTAATATAAACCAAGACCTTTCTGATAGAGGTTCTGCGTTAAACCTTGAGCAACCGCAATTATAGTTGTTCATTTTCTAAAAGGAGCCACAATGGCAAAAAAATACTATTCCAATTCTGCAAAAGCAATGAAACAAGCTGGTAGTATGATCAAAGAAGATATGTCAGCACCTTGTTTATTACCTCGTGAAGTTATTGATAGAGAATTTCCTTCAGCTGGTTACGGCTTACAAAATGGCTATCATGATTTATTTGGTGGTGTTCAAGCTCAATTACATAAAGATGAATCAGATCTTAAAAAAGCTTTTTCACCTAAAAAGTGGTAAAAAATTATGCCTGGAATGATAAGACCAAATAAAAAAGCTATGGAAATAGCTTATAAACTTCTTAAAACTGTTAAGTCGTTAAGACAAAAGAATGATAATAAGCCTTCTGAAAAAAGAATAGAAGAGTGGTTTAAAGATAGTTCAACAGCATCATAATTTAAAGCCGTAATATTTTTAACTGGTAAGTATTAATGTTACGGCTTTTTTTAGACTCAAAGGAATAAAATATGAAAAACAAAGTAGTTAAACATTTAAAAGACGACATGAAAATGTTTAAAAGTGAAGCCTCTGAAGATAAAAAATTAATTAAGTCTTTAAAGATAAATAAAGATGATGAAGCTTCTGAAAAAAAATGTAATGGTAATCCTAAAAGTAAAATGAAGATTGCTAAAGTAATGCGTGAGTTTAAAAAAGGTGAGTTACATTCTGGTAAAGGTGGACCAGTAGTTAAGAAGCCGCGCCAAGCGATCGCAATTGCAATAAAAATTGCTAAGAAGAAACGCTGATTGGTATAGCTTTGACAAAGGTAATATGAATGTTAATATTTAATTATGAAAAATTGTTTATACTGCCTTTGTGAATTTAGCCCTAAAGCAAAATTGCAAATATACTGCGGCAAAAAATGTGCTAGTATTGTAAATCTTAATAATATGCGCAAGCAAAATAAGTTTAAAAAACGTACTGGTAAATATTTAGATTGCGCTATTTGTAAAAAACAATTTTATGCGCGTTTGTTTAGATTAAAAAAATATAATGTTAAGTTTTGTAGTAAATCATGCACGGGAACAGATAGATTAAATCAATTATGGGCTAACCCTAATTTTATTAGAAATAAATTAATTGATTTAAAATTGCCTCATCATACTTACAAAACATTATATATAAATGGCAAACAAATTCGCGAACATCGTTACATTATAGAACAATTTTTAGGTAGAAAATTATTAAAGAATGAACATGTTCATCACAAAGACGGTAATGGTTTAAATAATGATATTAATAATTTAGAATTGTTAACAAACAGCGAACATCAAAAAAAAGAATGGTTATTTAAAAAATCTTTAATAAATAATGCCCCTATAGATTACTGGTTAGATCGATAGCCTTTCACGCTATAGAATCCAGTTCGATTCTGGATAGGGGTGCCAGACTAAAACAAAGTAGATTGCTGAATAGTCACGACTTTTATGAAGGGAAGTAATATTATGTTTTTGATTTTCTGGTTTTGTTTAAGCTTGTTTGCCTCAGAAGCCCCAACCACACCTAAAAAAATAGATGTCATACAAGCTGCTTTAGAACTTTTACAAACTGTAAATGATCCAGTATTACAGGAAGTAAAACAAAAAGTTTCTTCCCCTTCTCATGTTGTTGTTAATATGCCAGAACCTGTAAAGCAACCTGACTTAACAGGATTAAGCACTATGCTTTTAAGTTTAATGACCACTCATACTCAAGGACTTAAACGTCAAAATTCAACCGATAAAGAATTAGCCGAGCAAGAAAAAGCTAAGGCTGAGTTTAAGGGTAAGGTGGCAATTGTTTCAACTGCAACTGTAGGAATATTAACAACTTTACTGGTGAAATATATCTCACCGTGTGATAAATAAGGATAAAATGAAAAAAACAGCTGCTTGGCAACGCAAAGAAGGTAAAAATAAAGCTGGCGGCCTTAATGCAAAAGGTAGGGCATCAGCTAAGGCTCAAGGCATGAACTTAAAGCCACCTACTAAAGTAAAAGGCAATAAACGTCGTAAGTCTTTTTGTGCTAGAATGTCAGGATTGAGACGCAAATTAACATCTGCTAAAACTGCCAACGATCCTAACTCAAGAATTAATAAAGCATTACGTGCTTGGGCGTGTTAAAGGAAGCTATGAGCAACTATACTAAACCAAAATTACGTGAGTCAATTAAAAACCGTGTTATGTCTGGTAGTAAGGGTGGAAACTCAGGGCAGTGGAGTGCTCGCAAAGCACAACTTGTTGCTATGGAATATAAAAAAGCAGGAGGAGGTTACACTGGTAGTAAATCTACAAAACAGAAATCTCTTTCTAAATGGACAAAAGAAAAGTGGCAAACAAAATCAGGCAAACCTAGTACACAGGGATCAAAAGCCACAGGTGAAAGATATTTGCCAAAAGCTGCTATAAAATCATTGACTTCTCAAGAATATGCTTCTACAACAAAAGCTAAAAGAGAAGGCACTAAACAAGGCAAGCAGTTTGTTCGTCAACCAAAGTCTATTGCAAAAAAAACAGCAAAAAAAAGATAGTTGACGGATAAATAACAAATATTTAAGATATGTACGTAGTTTATTTAAGTATTTGTTTTTTTAATGGATTTACAAGTAAAAGTTAACGAATAAACTACAAGTTGAATATTAACAATTTTAATCATTGTTTAATTATATTATTCAGAGTAGCTTTGGTTGCAATTAGTATTTTTAACCTAAATTATATCAGTTGAACTGAGGCTACTTTGATAATACTTGGTATTGATCCAGGCACAGTCATTGCAGGCTATTGCATTATGAACGTGCTTGATAAAAAAATAACTATTTTTGATTACGGAATCATCAAATTTGATCGAAAAATGACGCTTTCAAATCGCGTCTTTCAATTTTACAACGACATTAATGAATTAATAGAAAAACATAATGTTGAATGTATCTCTCTTGAAACCCCATATTTAGGCGAAAACGCCCAATCTTTCTTAAAGCTTGGTTATTTAAGAGGTATTATTTATCTTATCTGTGAACAAAAAAAAATAATCTTGCGTGAATTTGCACCTACAACAATTAAACAACAGGTTACGGGTAGCGGAAGAGCTACAAAAGAAGAAGTTCAAGATATGATAAAACAATTATTTCCAAAAATAGGAAATTTTGAGACACTAGACGCAAGCGATGCAGTAGCCATAGCACTTTGTGGAGCAATTAAACCGTGACTAAAAAACTTTATGGACAATTAATACAAGAGCATAATCAAAAAAATTTACAAACTGAAGATGATATTATTGAATATCGTCAAGAAATAGAAAAAGAACTTGTTAAAAATATTCATGAAACAGCTCAAAAAGCTAAAAATGATCCTTTGTATATAAACAAAGATTTTTATATAGTTATGCTTATGAAAGTAGAAAAAATAGGGCAAGCTACTAGAAGTTTTGTTTTTGCTAGAAGATCATGTCCTACACCTGTTTATAAACAATCTGTATGGAAATATCATATAGATAGCGATAATTTAGAATTTTTATGGTCAATCCCTGATCAGGTATTGTATTGGCATATTTACCATAACCAAACTAAATATTTTGCTGATAAAGAAACTGCTCAATTAACTAAATTTGTTTCTTTAATGGAAACAGGTGAATTACTTGAATGGGTAAAAAAAGAAAATGGCGAGAAAAAAGACGCAATTATTAGAATAGCAAATACATAGGAGTAATGTATGAACGAAGAATTTTTTGAACAAGAACAAAATCAAGTTGAACAAACTCAAAATGAAAATGTTGTAGCCAACGAAGAAGCTAAAGAGGCTGTTCGCTCTAAAGAATATAATCTTAGGATTATGCGTGAACGCATGGAATCAATCGAAAAAGAAAATCAAGAATATAAAAGAATCTTACAGCAACAACAACAACCTGTTGAAGAAGATGAAGACTTAAATATTGATGATGATAGTTTTATTGAAGCTAAGCAATATAAAAAACATATAAAAAATATTCAAAAAGATCTTAAAGAAACTAAAAAATTATTAGAAGAAAATAGTAAAAAGAATGCAATGGCTAATGCACAAGTATTACTTAAATCTCAATTTAATGATTTTGATACTGTTGTTAGTGAAGAAAATTTAAAAAAATTATCTGATACCCAACCAGTTTTATATAGAACGCTTTTAGCTTCATCTGATATTTATGATCGTGGATATTCTGCTTATGCTATGATTAAGAATAGCAATATTCTCAAAAGTAATAGCCAATATAGCGATCAAGATAAACGTTTAGAAGAAAATAAAGCAAAGCCCCGTGCTATCGGAAATGCTTCGCCTCAGTCTGGTGATACTCCTCTTTCTAAAGTAGGCGACTATGATAGAAGAATCTTAACTGAAGAAAGAAAAGATCAATTAAGAAAACAAGTAGAAGAAGCAAAACGTAATAGATAATATAAAATACACGGATTTATTAAGATCAATTGGTAAGTCCGTGTTGATTTTTCTTATTAATATGTAAATCTATTGTTAGCGTATTGGATTTCGCTAATCCTTTCGGCGTACTTCTGGTCTCGCCAACCTAAAAAAAAACTACGTAGGCATCTCGTAAATGCATTTTTCACATCTTTGAAATTTTTAAATTAATTAAAGAGTTTAATTATGATAACTACTCCATCAACGCTGCCCGCTCAGGTACAGCAAACTTTTGATGATGTTCTTCTTTCCGTAAGAACCCCTAATTTAATTATGAAATTAGGTGCTTTATCAAAGCGTTTACCAGCAAAAGGCGGCAGAACGCTTCGTATGTCACGTTATGATAGATTACCAACTAGCCCTGTTCCATTGGGGTCAAGCGGAGCAACTCCTCCAGCAACACCTTTAAATCGTGTTGATATTGATGCTACAATGTCTTTTTATGGACAATATGTTGCAATCAATCAGCAAGTAACATTGCAAAATCAGGATCCTGTTCTTAACGAAACAGCTGAGCTTTTAGGCTTATCTCTTCGTATGACAGAAGATCAAATCACTAAAGAAATGCTAGCTTCTACAGCTTCTTTCTACAATTGTACAGGTGGTACAAATGGTGATTTACCTACAGATATTTCATTATCTGATATTGATGAAGTGACTTCTGCATTATTACAAAATGATGCTTGGATGATCATGGACATGGTTGGTGGTGAGAACAAATTCGGTACAGGCCCTGTACGTGATGCTTATCTAGCTTTAGGTCATGTTGCATTAGCAAAAGATCTAAATAACGTAAATGGTTTTATTTCTAAATGGAATTATCCTAACCAAAATGAAGTAGTAAGATCTGAATGGGGTTGTGTAAACAACGTTCGTTTTATGTTGTCTTCAGTAGGATCAGTTTCTCCTAATGCGTCTGCTCTAGGAAACAATGTATACAATACATTTATCCAAGGTATGGAAGCATTAGCCTGTGTTGAACAAGATAATTATTCTGCAAGATTCTTATATCGTCCACCAGTCTTCTCAGATCCACTTTTCCAAAACGTAACTATTGGTTATGTATTTGCTGAAGTGCCTAGGATTCTAAACGATCTTTGGATTACAAATATGCGTTCAACATTAAGATAAAAAGGAGTTTAATATGAGTGTTATATTTACTGGTACAAACCAAGGGAAGTTTACCTCTACAGGCGCTTCTCAAACATTAAATATTAGATCAGGTGTTGATTGGATTAAAGTATTAAACTATACAGATAATACCCAATACTTTTGGCAAGTAGGTATGGCTGCTGGTGTAGGTAAAATTACAGCTGCAAACGGTACAACTGCTTCTTTAGGTGCTGGTCTTGGATTTTTTCCAATTGATACTTCTTTAAATGTGCCTGGTGCTAGTGTTGTTTTAACAGCAATTTCTGCAGCAGCTATTCCTGTTGTATCTACTGGTAACACTGGTGGTTTAGCAAATGGCGATATTGTTCGTTTATATAATGTTACTAACGGTGTGCAATTAAATAGTATTGATTTTACAATCGGTGCTGTTAACGCAAACGTAAGTTTTACATTAGCATATATGTCTCAAATCGTAGCTGCTAACGCTGGTACATTTAGAAGAATACCTTACAATCCTATATTCTACCCACGTAATCGTTATATAGTAAGTATTTCACAAGCTGTTGAAGCTGTGGTTGTATTAACTGTTACTCATGGTTATAAAATAGGACAAGTTGTTTCTTTTGTTGTTCCTTCTGTAGGTGGTTCTGCCGCTTCATATGGTATGACAGAAATAAATGGCTTACAAGGTACAATTCTTGCTATAAATACAGCTACTAACTCTATTACTGTAGATATCGATACAACAGCATTTACAGCTTTTGCTTTCCCTACTACTGCACAAGCAGCAGCAGGATTTACTCAAGCTCAAGTAATACCTGTTGGTATGAATACAGCTGAAGGCTTAGATAGCGGTGTTGATATTTTAAGTGATGCTACTATAAATACTGGTTTAATTGGTATTCAATTAGTAGGTGGTGCAAACTCACCTGCTGGTGCCGCTAACGATGTTATTTATTGGACATCTGGAAATTCATTTAGCATAAACAACTAAATATATTTTAAGAATGTGTCTATGATGGGGAGGGTAAAATCCTCCCTTTCTGTATAAGGAGTAATATGAGTAAAATAGAAATGGCTGGAAAGCCAATGATTCAGAAATCACAAGAAAATTTTAAAAAGATGACTAAAGAGCAGCTTGCTAAAGAAATCTTAAAATTACGTGATAGAGATAAAGAAACCGTTACAGGTATTTTTAAAAACTTAGAGAATCCTGCCAGAGATGGTGGCAAAGGATCTGTAACTTTTGGTTATAAAGCTTATCCTGGCGATCAATACATTATGTATGAATTATGGGACGGCGAAAGATATAGCTTACCTAGAGGAGTAGCTAGGCATTTAAACAATAATTGTTTCTATAAAGAATATTCTCATTTGTCTGGTGAATTTGGTCAACAAGGTATTAGAGGCGGTTTTGCTGATGGTAGACTAAATTCAAACAATCAAACAGCTGGAATGAAAGTAGCCAAAAAAGTTCATAGATATGCTTTTATGAGTTTAGAATATATGGCAGAAGATGAAGACTTTACTCCTACAAATTTAATTGAAGTTACTCAAATGTAAATTGTTTGAAAGAAAAATATGGCTAACTATTATGCAGTTGAGTTTCCTACTTTTCAAAGGGCTATGAGAAATGTTTTGTCTATTTCACAAGGTTTTCCTTGTGTGGTTGTTACTACGTTGGATGGAGTTAATCCTGCGAGCCATGATTACTCAACTGGATTAATTGTTAGACTATATGTTCCAAAAAGTTGTCAAATGGAAATAGACAATGATAGAACTTATATTATTGAAGTGATAGATGCCACATCTTTTTCATGCCCTTTAGATACTACAAATTTAAATGCATTTGTTTTACCACCCGTTTCAACTGTTCCACCTTTTTCGCCATATGCGTCAAACCCTGCAATAGTTGTTCCAGTAGGTGAAATAAATAGTCTGTTGAGTCAAGCAACTCAAAACGTTCTTCCATATTAATTGCTCTAAGCACGGCATTTGTTACATTAAAAAACAAATGTCGTGTACAGGAGAAAATATGGCAGATTCAACATTAGGTGCTATAAGGACAAAGGTTAGAAGGCTAACAAGGAGTCCTAATACTGCTCAGATAACAGACAATCAAATAGATGAGTATGTTAATACTTTTATCTTATATGATTTTCCTGAGCAAATTCGATTAGCAACGTTAAGAACAACTTTAACTTGGTACACACAACCAGGAGTTGACACTTATGAAACTAGTACGGTAGTTACTAATGCTTTATATAATTTTAAAAATAAATACGTTTGTGTACACCCACCTGTGTACATAGCTGGTATACCTGCTTTTTATACTCAATGGAGAAATGTTTTCTATGGATATTATCCTCAAACAAATGCAATAACTAATACTGGCTTATATGGCAATAATGCTCAAGTTACTTTTACTGGAACAGCAACAGCTAGACCAATGATTCAAAGAAATGTTGTTGTTACAGCCATAGATATTTCTGGTGTATCAATGGTCTTAATTGATAATCCTATTTCTAATGTATTAGGGCTTTTAAGTTTACCTAATCAACCTCAAACTGGTCTTGCTCCAGGACCTTATGGAAATATTAATTATCTTACAGGTGAATTTACGGTTACATTTCCTACAGCTGTTAAAAATCAAGAACCTATTGTTATTGAAAATATTGCTTATCAACCTGGCAAACCAGTTGCAATGTTATTTTATGATACAAAATTTACCATAAGACCTGTACCTGATAAAGCCTATCCTGTTCAAATAGAAGTAGATGTCAGACCAACAGAACTATTGTTAGCTAATGAAAGTCCTGATTTAGAACAATGGTGGCAATATATTGCTTATGGAGCTTCAAAGAAAATCTTTGAAGATAGAATGGATCTTGATTCTGTTCAAATGATTATGCCTGAGCTTAAATTACAAGAAAGATTATGTTTGCGTTCTACATTAACGTTACAGGCTAATGAAAGAACGGTTACTATTTATACTCAAGGTAAATCGTATGGGTTTGGTTTTTTTGGATCTGGCGGATGGCCGTATTAAATAAGGAAAATAAATCATGGCTTTAAATATAAATATACCTCAAGCAAATCAAACTCTTTCCATAACACAACCATTAATCTTAAATAATTTTAATGCTATTAATACAGCCTTTGCTGTTGATCATGTTAACTTTAATGATGCTGGAGCAGGAAAACATAATAAAATAACTTTTCCAGTACAGGTGCTTCCAATTGTTATTGCTGTTGGTGACTTAGCATTGTATAGTCTTTTAAATGCTACTACAACTAAAAATGAATTAAATGTATACAAAGCTAATGGAGTTGGGGCTAATTTTGTAAATGTGCCATTTACTGCTTCAACTTTAAGTAATTCAGCGCCTGTTGCAGGTGGAAGTGGTTGGTCATACTTACCTTCTGGTTTGATTATTCAATGGGGTACAGTTTCTGCTACAATAACTTTAAACACTCTTGTATCTACTTCATTTAATTTTCCAATACCATTTCCTACCGCAGTTTTAAGTGCACAAGCTACTCCAAGTACTGCCTCATCAGCAGGAAGAGGAATATTTTATAACATTGTTACTGGTGCTAGTCTTACTGCTTTTTCAATTTCAACTTATAGAACTATAGCAGGCGGCAGTACTACTAATGGTTTTAATTATTTTGCAATAGGATATTAATATGACAAATCGTTTTTTTATTGCCCCTTATGATGAAAATTCTGGTCAACAAAATAATATTAAACCATGGTTAATTCCTGATAATGCTTTTGAGACTTTAAACAATGCTTATGTTTTTAGAGGAAGAGTAAGAAAACGATTTGGTTCAAGATATTTTGCAAATGAGAATGACTCATTAAAAAGCAGATTAAGGGTAAACGTTGGAACAACTGATGGTGCTGGTGATATTGTTTTAACCGCAGTTCCTACAGCAACTGGTGCTATTGGTCAAATGTTTTCTATTGGTACTAATATTTTTACAGTTGTTATAGTTAATGGTTCTATGTTACAAACAACACCTATAACATTAGCTACTTTTGATACTGGTACAGGTGATTTTCAATTTACAGGTGCTGATGCTTTAACTGATATTTATTGGTATCCTTCTTTGCCAGTAATGGGGCTTTTGACATATGAAAACTCAACAATAAATGATGAAACTACTATAGCTTTTGATACTAGATTTTCTTACATTTATAATTCTGGTTGGGAAAGAATAACAGGTGAGGTAACTGTTGGAGCTGCTGAATGGAGTGGTTCAAACTCAGATTTCTTTTGGGGTGTAACATGGACTGGTACAAGCCCTTCAGATAGAATATTTTTTGTAACTAATTTTAATGAAGCCGAACCCAATTTTATGCGTTTTTATAACGGTGTAGATTGGGATAATTTTAATCCTGTTATAGATGCCCTTGGTAGTACATTAAATTCTGCTAGAATTTTAACTGTTTTTAAAAATAGATTGATTGCCCTTAATACATGGGAAGGTGCAGCCCCTGGTAGTAATTATGTAAACAGAGCAAGGTATTGCCAAATAGGTTCTCCTTTAGATGTAAATGCATGGAGGCAAGACATAGTAGGACGAGGAAATGCTATTGATGCTCCGACGCAAGAAGCAATAGTTACCGTAGAATTTGTTAAAGATCGTTTAATTGTTTACTTTGAAAGGTCAACTTGGGAACTTGCCTATACAGGTAACCAAATTTATCCATTTTCTTGGCAACAAATAAATACAGAATTAGGTGTTGAATCAACTTTTTCTGTAATACCTTTTGACAAATTAGCAATCGGGGTTGGGAATGTTGGCGTACATGCTTGCAATGGTTCAAATGTTGATCGTATCGATCAAAGAATACCTAATGCAGTATTTGATATTAAAAATAATAGTTTTGGACCACAACGTGTTTATGGCATTAGAGATTATTTTAGTGAAATGTTGTATTGGACTTTTCCAGATGTTTCAACAGGTACTGATTTTCCTTATCCTAATAAATTATTTGTTTATAATTATCCTACTAGAACTTGGTCGTTTAATGATGACTCAATTACTTGTTTTGGTTATTTTCAACCAACATTAGGTGTAACTTGGTCATCTACTACAGTCTTATGGTCATCTGATGTAGTTTGGAGTAGTGGATCAGTTTCTCCTAAATTTCAACAAGTTGTAGCTGGAAATCAACAAGGCTACACTTTTATATGCGATACAAATGTAAATACTAATGAATTAGTGTTACAAATTACTAATATTACATTAATTGGTTTTCAAACTAGTTTACAAGTTATAGATCATAACTTAGCTCAAGATCAATATATTTATATTGATAATGCAGTTTGGGATAACGCTGGTAATTATTTAAATGCTCAAATATTTCAAGTGTTAACGGTTACAGATAAAGATAATATTATTATTGGTCCAAACGCTAGCTTTACAGGAATATATATAGGTGGCGGCTTAATATCTAGAGTGAGCCAAATAAATATTAAAACTAAACAATATAACTTTTATGCAAAAGACGGTCGAAATAGTTTTGTTAATAAAGTTGATTTTTTAGTAGATAGAACTACAAACGGTCAGATAGATGTAAATTATTATGTATCTACTTCTATAGATAATCTTTTATTAGACAGTGCTAATACAGGTTCTTTATTAGGAACTGGTACATTAGATACTTTTCCATATCCATTAATTCCACTTGAAACAACTTCAGCAAGATTGTGGCACCCTGTTTATTTTCAAGCAGAAGGAGAAGTTATTCAGTTTGAATTAACTATGAATCAAGTACAAATGCTAGATACTGATATCAGAGAAGCTGGGTTTCAATTGCATGCGATGTGTATTTATTCTAGCCCTACAAGTTATAGGTTTCAATAATGCCATATATACCAAGTCAAAAATTAGATGCTGGATTATTCATACCTACTACAGATATTTATGAAATAGGTATTTTAGAAAATATCGATCCTTCGAGTCCGCAATTTAAAGAATTGATTGTTAGATTGTCTTTAAATCTTAATAGAATTTCTTTAGCCTTAAACCTTAAAGAAAGTAGTTATTATGTAGAAGAAGAGTTTATAACTTCACAGCTTTATTTTAATCCTAATTCTACAAACACGCAGGATCTAAGATCTGGGTTTAGAAAGATAATTAATATTGGTGCATTGCCAGCAGGTGTAACAAATACTAATCATGATCTTGTGCCTACAGCAGATTGGAAATTTACTAAAATATATGGTGCGGCATCTGATACTGTTAATCTTTTATATTATCCATTACCTGATGTTAATTTGGCTGTAAATGTTACTGCTACACAGGTAGTAATTAATAACACTACAGGTGTGGTCTTTACTGATGCTTATGTAATATTAGAATATGTTAAAAACTAAAAATAAGGGATTATTATGGCATTAAAAGAATTTTTTATGGGAAGTGGGCCAAAGATTGCTCAAGTACCAAACCAAATGCAAAAAACACCAATATATAATAAAAATCAAGAAGCTATATTAAATTATTTATTATCTAGAGGTAAAGCAGGGTTAGAAGATCCATATGCTGGATTTCAACCAATAGCTCAACAAGCCAGAACTCAATTTGAACAACAAACCGTTCCTGGAATTGCAGAACGATTTACTTCTATGGGTAGTAATGCTTTGTCATCTCCTTCTTTTGCATCTCAACTTGGTCAAAGTGGAGCAGGTCTTGAACAAATGCTTGCGGCAATGCAAGCACAATATGGTCAACAAAGCCAAGATAGAGCGTTGCAACAATTAGGATATGGATTAAGTCCTATGTCTCAACTTTCGCCTCAATATCAAAATTATATGCAACAAGGTCAAGGAGGATTCTTAAGTAGTCTTCTTCCCGCTCTTTTGCAAACTGGCGGAACACTTTTAGGCGGAATGTTTGGTGGTCCAGCTGGAGCAGTAGCAGGTGGAGCAGCTGGAAGTGGTCTTAGTTCACTGTTTGGTGGAGGTCAAAATTCTATGAGTCAATTTGGTGTAGCTCCATTGTATGGCTCTGGAACAGACTATGGCAAACAGTTTGGTCTTAATAGCGGATATCTTAATCTTGGAGGATATTAATCATGGCTGATGGAATAAACTTTTTAAATCTTGGTGGAACCAGTGCTGGTTTAGGTTCTGCTCTTGGAACAGGGTTGGGTTCAGGTTTGCAATCTTTGGCTCAAATGAAGCTTCAACAAATGCAACAAGCAAAACAAGCTCAAGCTTTAGCTCCTTTTGTTGGTGGAAATCAAGATCTTGCAAATAAACTAATGAGTTTGCCAGAGAAAGAACGTTTTGCTATTTTACAAAATTTGCCAGGACAGGGTGTTTTAGGTGCTGGACAACAACAAGGTGGATTAGGTGTTTTAGCTGGACAAGGTGGGAATTTATTTCAAACCCCATTAAGTCCTTATCAAAGTCAAATGATACAGCAAAAAGAAAGATCAGCACTTGCTAAAGAAGAAGCTAATAAGTTAACTTTGTCTCGTCAACAAGCTAAAGATTCTAATCTTTTTTATAAAGAAAATATTCAACCAGCAGTAGAAGAAGCTAAAGCAGCTGAAAAAGTTAATAATAGATTAAAGCAGATGGTAACTCAATCTAAAGGTATAAACTTTTATGATCGTATTGCTGAAGTTGGCAAAAAAATTCCTTATATAGGATCTTTTTTTACTTATACACAATCTACTAATGCTACTGATGCTGTAAAAAATAAAGCAAAATTTATTGAAGATATCAGAAAACAATTTGTAGGCAAGATTTCAAATCAACAATTAGATGCTTATTTAGCGCAGTTTCCAGATGTATTACAAATGAATGAAGATCAAGTTAAATCATTGGTTGATTCGCTTGTAGCATTAAATGACCAAGTTATACAAAATTCTAAAATAAAACGAGAAGTATTTAGTAATAATCCAAATATAAGCTTGTCTCAATTAAATGATGAAGTTGATGCTTATTTGAATCAACCACAGCAATCACAACAAATGCAAGTTGATCAAATGCAACCTCAACAAATGCAACCTCAACAAATGCAACCTCAACAAATGCAAGAGCAGCCACAAGTAACATCAGAGGCACCTTTGTCTTTTGAAAACAAGCCTAGAGGTGCTGGTAATGTTTTTGAAGATGTTATTAAACCGATATATGAAAAAGGATTTGTTAATCCAACAATGACTGCATTACAAACTATTCTTCCAAATATTGCAAGAATAGGTGACCAAGTAAATAAAGTTACCCAATATATTCCAGAAGGAAATATAAAAAGTTTTATTCAAAAAATAAGACAAACATTTGCTCCTACAACAAAAGAAGCTGAAAATGTTTTAAAAAATTTAGGTGTAACAGACGAACAAATTAAAAATCCTGAAGTTCTTGTAAAAACTTTAAAAGATTCTTTACCATATGTTGCCCCTTTATTAGTACCCTATGCAGGAGGTCTTACAGGTACATTAAAAGGAATTGCTACACTTGCAACCGCAGCAGCTGGATCAATGGCGGGTAGTGCTGTTGGTGGAAAAATAGGCGAGCTTGGTGCTGGTAAAGCAGGTAAAGATATCGGAGAAGTTATAGGCGGACTTGGAGGAGGCTTTGCTGCTTCAAAAGCTGTTTCAAAAGGTGGTCAGTATTTAGCTGAAAGAAAAGCTAAAAAACAATTTATAAAAGAACAAGTTCCAATAGAAATAGAAAAAGAAAGACAAGCACCAGCAATATTAGAAGCAGAAAAAAATAAGTTGGATAAAAATTTATTAGAATTTAAAAAAGCTGAAGCTCCTAAACAAAAAGAATTTAGTTCTAGATATGAAAAAGCTGATAAGTTACTAAAAGTAGATAAAAAACTTTCAAAAGAATCAGCTAATAAATTGAAACAAGAATTATTAAATATAAATAATGAAGCTAGCAACCTTGGTCAACAAAATAAACAAGTTGATCAAATAATTGAAAATGTTAATTATAACGATATTGAAGGGTTAGTAAAAGCTAAAAAAATCTTAGGAAATTTAGCAGAAAAAGCACCATATAGTCAAAGAGATTATATATACAATGTTCAAGATGCAATAAAAAATACAATTAATAATAATGCAAATCCTGAATATTTAAAAGCAATTACACCAATCAATAAAGATTATGCAGCATTTAAAAATGAATACAGCAAGAAAAATCTTTCTATTTTAAAAGATGAAATTAAAGTTGGAAAAAAACAATTACAAAACAACTTTGATTCAAATAAATCAAATTTTGAAGCAACAATAAAAGCTATAGATAAAGATGGTGGGCTTGTAAAAGAACTTAAAGATTTAGGTATTGCTGGTGGAGTTAGTGCATTTTTTGGAAAAGGAGCAGGAATTGCTACCAAAATTGGTACATCATTATATAAAAGTAATCAAAAAACTTTAAACAAACTTGTAGCACTAGAAAAAACAAATCCTGAAGCTTATTCTAATTTTTTAGATACATTAAATAAACAAGTAGAAAAACCTTCAGTTCAAAATTTAAAAGCAGCAAAAAATGCAATAAAAGCATTATTTTTATTAAATAAATAAATCAGGGGACGAAAAGTCCCCTTTTATATATCGTATTTTGTGTCTTCTCTAATTGCCTTAATAATAGCGTTATTCAGCCAAAGATTCATAGTCATGTTTCTTTTGGCTGCTAACATTTTTATTTCTTTATGCGTTTCAGGACTAACTTCAGTTGCTAACATATGTCTTATTCTGAGTGGTTTTTCTTGAATATCCAATATAACACCTGTTCTTTTTTTCTAAATTGTTCTACGTCAAAAACTTCTGCTAAGGCTTTATAATCTATTGCCGCTTTTCTAAACTCTTTTATATATACAAAATTAGCAGTTGTATAACTATTGTTATCTATCAATAACCGTAAGTCTTTTATTATTATTTCTTTTTGCTCTTCTAAAACTTTAATTTGATTATTGATTTCATGTAATTTATGACCCAATATATCAAACTGTATATCCATTTGTTTTTTGCTTAACATTTTAAACCTATCTAATTACATTATGTTAACATGTTAACTTTTTAACCAATGATTGTCAAATAAAAAATATAATATAGTGTTAGTTTTATTTTGTTGGAGTTTTTATGTCAGTTAAAGTTTCTCGTGCTAATTCTTTGTATGGTTATCCTAGTCCTCAAAGTAACCAATTTTTAGATCCTATTGTTACTAATCGTGCTCCTCTTACATCTGATAGAGGTATAGCTGGTCAAGTATGGGTTGATCAAACTAACAATCTTGCTTATATGTTTAACAAAAACAGTGCGGGCTTGGCTCAATGGATTCAGTTTACAGTTAATGGTGGAGCTGGTGTGTTTTCAAGTTTGACTGTTACTGGTGCATTAACTCAAACTGCTGGAACTGTTAATATCTCTGCTGATGCAGCAGTTGCGGCAGTAAATATTGCTACTGGTGCAGCAGCTAAAACTTTAACTCTTGGCTCTGCTACTGCTGGTTCAGTAACAAACGTCAACAGTGATTTAGTTATTGCTACAGCTGGTAAAGGGTTAACTATAAACGGTGGAGCAGCCACTGATACCATTGGTCAAGCTACTTTAATAGCTGGTGTTGCTACTGTTTTAAATACTAATATTGCAGCAAATGACAGAATATTTATTTCTCGTAGAACTACTGGTGGAGCAGCTATAGGTAATTTAACTTATGTTATAAGTCCTGGAGTTGACTTTGTTGTAAGTTCTTTTGATGATGATGGTGTGACAGCAACTATTACAGATGTTGGAAGCTTTGATTATCTAATAGTAAGACAAAGTTAGTTTAAAAAGTTGAGCTTCGTTACTCCTTTCTCATAGCGTTTTGTATATTGCTTGTAGTATATAAAACGCTATGATTTTTATACACCAATATTAAGTTAGGATTTTATGGAAATTTTACATTACGTCAGTATTCAGATCAAAAAAACAAATAAAGAAGGCAAAGAATATGTTTTTAGCTTTCTTATCCCAAATGGTACAACATGGGGAGACTCTATTGATGCGGCTTATGAAGTGCTTGAAGAAGTTCATAAAGAAAGCAAAAGAGCTATTGAACAAGTAAAACCAATAAAAACTGAAGTGGTAGAATAATGGCACAAAATTCAGTTAAAACTATTGATCTTACTATTGTTAATTCTGCTGCTATTCCTGCTGCTTATGCTGCTGTAGCTGACGTAGTTATTGAAAAAGCATTATTCTATATTCGAATAGTAAACGATGCTACTACAGCAATAACTATTAGTTATAACGGTATTGATGATCATGAATATATAGCCCCAAATAGTTTTTTTGAACTTAATGCTCAAGCTAATTCTCAACCAAATAATCAAGTATGTTTATTTTCAGTAAATTCTGCTGTTTTTATTAAGGGTGTGGCTGGAGTAGGCTCAATTTCTATTTCAGGTTATTACGTATAAGGATAATTATGGGAAATTTATTAAGCTCAATGAGAGCAAAATTTGAAACCTTAAGAACTTTAGCATTTGGTTCTATTGCTAATTTAACTTATACAGCAGTTGGTGCTTCTTTTGCAAATCCTATTAGAATATTAAAAATATCTAATACTACTGATATTGATGTTTTTATATCTTTTGACGGTGTAACTAATATAGATGTTGTAGTAGCTAATGGTTTTGTTTTATATGATCTCTCAACTAATAAATCTAATCAAGTTGGTGTTTTAGAGATACCATCAGGTTCAAAAATTTATGTAATAAGAGGAGCTGTGCCAGCAACTAGCGGTAATATTTATGTAACCACAATTTATGCTTCACAAACTTAGGGGTTATTATGTCACAAAGTGGAGTTTTAAATAGAGGTGTTTACCCGCCAGGCACGGTAGTAACCAAACTGAGTCCAAGTGCTGGCACTATTCCAGTCGTACCAGATTTTGCCAATAATATTAATTTATTTAGTGGTAATAACATTACTACAACAGGTACTGGTGCAAACACCATAGGCTTTTCTTTAACTGGTACAACAGATCATTGTTTACAAGTTGGAAATGCCACTGGTAGTTTAACATCTCTTGCTGCTGCAACTGATGGACAAATACCAATTGGCAGCACTGGCGTAGATCCTGTAATAGCTACAATTACAGCTGGTACTAATATAACTATTACTAATGGCCCAGGTTCAATTACTATTAGCGGCAGTACTTCACCTATTTTAGATTATGTAAGCGTTGCTTTTCCAGCTTCTCCATATACTGCTTTAGTAAGTAATTTGTTTGTATCATGCGATGTAACAGATGGTGCTATTACTATCTTACTTCCTAATTTACCTACTGTTGGTGAATATTGGATAGTAAAAGATAGATTAGGTTTATCAAATACCAATAATATTACCGTGACTACTGTAGGAGGTGCTGTTTTGCTTGATGGAGCAACTACTTTTGTTATAAATCTTGCTTATGGTTCTAATCAATTTATTTTTAACGGTACAAGCTATGAGGTATTCTGATGGCTTATAATAGTTTTATTAACAAACAAGTTAATGCAAATCAACCAATTTTTCAGTTTAAAAAAGATCGTAATAATGCAACTGTAGTAGTTGCTGATGGATTAGGAAATATTCAGTTTCAAGGCTTTGATGGTACAAATTATTTGACAACTAGTCAGATATTATCCGTTGCTAGTGGTACTATTGCTGCAAATAGAATAGGTTCTAATTTAGAATTCTACACTCATCCTGATAGTGTAACAGCTAGTACTCAATGCATGGTTATTGAATCTACTGGTCAAGTTCAAATAAACAACCCGTCAAGTAATGTAGCTTCATTGTTTGTAACAAACGATCAATCTGCACCTAATATTAATTTACGAACAGCAAACGCTACGGCAGCTAATTCGCCTCATATTCATTTTACACGTAGTCGAGCAGGTATAGCAGATGTTCTAGCTGCTGACGATCTAGGAAGATTAGAATTTAGAGGGTATCAGGGCGGCGTTGCAATTGAAGCTGCTGCTATAAGATCGCAAGCTGAAACTGTAAATGGTGCGTCTGTTAGTGGTAATTTTCAATTTTTAACACGTCCTACTTCATATGCTGCATTAGCTACCAGAATGAATATTTCGGCTGATGGTAATGTTACAATTAGTAACCCTGCTTCAGGAGTAGCACTTACAATAGTAGGTGGAGGTGAAACTATTACAGCTGGTAATTTATTACTATCTGCTGGTAACGTTAATATCCCCGCAACAACTTCTGCGGTAGGTCAATATCAAATAGCAGGGCAAACAGCTTTGCATGCTTATGGTACTGATAATATTTTTGCTGGTGCTTCTTGTGGTAATTTTACAGGTTCAGGCACAGAAAACACAGCGGTTGGTCAAGGTTCATTTTTTTCATTTACGACAGGTTCACAAAATACCCTTGTAGGTCATGTCACAGGTCAATCCATTACCACAGGAAACTACAATGTTGGTTTAGGGTATTCGTCGGCTATAAATACTGGTGCAGGTAATAGTAATATCTGTATTAATAACTTTGGAGCCGTAGAATCAAACACGTTACGAATTGGTTCTGCTACAGGTGCTGGTGATCAACAATTAAATAGAGCATTTATTTGTGGTATAGATGGTGTAAACGTAGGCTCAGTAGCTAAAGTGCTTACCATGGATAGTAATCAGCTTGGTACAGCCACTATAACTGCTGGTACTGGTATATTAGTTACGCCTACAGCAAATACGATAACTATCTCCACCACTAACGGTATCTCATGGGTTGAAGTTACTGGCACAACACAAGCTATGGCTGTTGATACTGGTTATATTGCTAACAACGTTGCTTTAGTGACTTTGACATTACCAGCTGTTGCCGTAGTCGGTGATAGAGTGAGAGTAGCTGGCAAAGGAGCTGGACTATGGAGAATAGCACAAAACGCACTTCAAGTTATCCATTTTGGTTCTATGGATACAACTGTCGGAGTAGGCGGTTCTGTAACAGCTATTTTACGCTATGATTGTGTTGAGCTTTTATGTATAACAGCTAATACAGATTGGGTAGTTTTATCTTCTGTCGGTAACTTAACGGTGGTATAATGGCAAATAATAATAGTTTAAATAATACAAGTTATGGGTTTACTCTTCCAAGTTTAAATCTTAACTTTACTTCAACCGCACAGCGTATTACTGGCGATATGTCTAACGCAACGCACGCCAACAGACTATCTTTTCAAACTAACGTAGTAAATGGAGCAACTTCTCCATTTATTATACCAAATGGGACTGGAACTATAGGTCAGATAGTTGTTGCTAACGCTAGCGACCCGACTAATTCTGCTTTTGGGTCATTACAAGTAGATGCAGCTTCAGTTAAATTAGTTAGTAATGTTCTTGGTCTTGGTGTACAGCTGCCAATAGAGATAAGAATAGGTACTACGGCTGCTATTGATATAAGTACATCTAGAGCTGTCTCCATAGCAAATACGGTTGTTGGAAACGTGCCCTTAACAATAACAGGAACAAATGCTGGCGGATTAGTAGTCAATCAAGCTACTAGTGGCGTCGCAAGTATTTATTGTGTTCAAAGTAGTGCTGATGCTCAACCAGTATATATTAATAATTATAAAAGCAGGTCAGGCGGAAACATAAACGCTAATGATGTTTTAGGTCAAAGTGGTTTTTATGGTTTTGCTACTACTTATCAAAATGCTGCTCAATCCAGATGTTACGCCGAGAGTATTGGAGCCACACGCGTTTCAGGTGCTTTTGACTGGTTTACGACTAGCACTGCTGGAGTATCTGGGCAGCGTTTATATCTTGGCAGTGATGGCAACGTTGTTATAAACACTCCTGTTGCGGCTCTCACAGCCCTGACAGTCAATGGGTTTAACACTGCTGGAACTTATGCTCAAAGAAATGTGGCAACGACAGCTGGAGGCATTTTTGAAGGACTCTTAATTAATAATGCTAGTACTGCGGCAGGCAGTGGGTCAAGAATTGATTTACAGGTTAATGGACAACTTGCTGCTACAGGTGGAGACCCTGAATTAAGATTTTATAATGCTGCTACTCAAACCGTAAGTATAGGTCTTGATACTAGCGTTAACCAGCTCTCTATGAGTACTGGAGCTTTAGGCGATGGTGGAACCTTTTTCACTTACGACGTTGCTACCACGCAGATTAATCTGCCTAGACAGTGTGCTTTTTCATATAGTGCAGCAGCACAACCTAATATTACTGGTGCAGGCGGTATTTATACTGTTGCGTTTGCCAATATAGGTTATAATGTGGGCGGTGTAGGAGTAAATGCTGCATTTACTAATTTTCAGATGCCAAAAACTGGCAAATATTTAATTAGTATACAAATAGTTGCAAATGGAATAGCTGTTGGTATGACTTTAGGTTATTTTCAGCTTTATAGAAACGGTGTTGCTTTTAGAGATTATGCCTATACTAACCCTTTTGTCGTACAATCTGGTGGTACATATATATTTTCAGGTACAAGTTTACTTAG